TTGAGGATGTAACCAGTCCGGGCATGCCGCAGGATGTGCTGAATCCAGACGCCAGCGGGAAGGCCATCATGGCGGTGCAGTCGCGCATTGATAACCAGTCCTTCCTGTATATCGACAACTTAGCCAAGTCGCAGCGTCACGATGCCGTGGTCTATGCCAGCATCGCGCAGGAAATCCTTGATACCACCCGCGAAGTGGTTCTTGCCGACTATCAGGGCAAAGAGCGCCGCGAGACCATCATGGACTCCGTGCAGGACTTGGCCACTGGCGAATGGATCACGCTGAACGACATCAGCAAGGGCCGCTTCGATGTTTACATAGATATCGGCCCGGCATGGCAGAGCCAGCGAGACAAGGCTCGGGCCGAGCTGCGTGAAATGATGACAGGAACGCAGAATCCAGAGCTTCAGTCCATCCTGCAATTCCAGTATCTGGCCATGCTTGAGGGCCCGGACATGGAACCGCTGCGCAAGTATGCCCATCAGAACCTACTCAAGGCAGGCGTTCTTGAGCCAATGACCGAAGAAGACATACAGTACGTCCAAAGCCTCCAGAATCAGCCGCCAGACCCACAGCAAGAGGCCGTCACGCAGGCACTACAGGCTCAGGCCATCAAGGACCAGTCTCAGGCAGAGCAGGCGCAGGCCAATAGCATCAAGGCGCTTGCGGATGCCGAGAAGTCCCGTGCACAGACGGCAGAAACTCTGGCCAACGTTGACGCCAAGTCATTGGACAACGCCGCACGGCTTGCCCAAGCCCTGCGCGGAAGTATCAGACAGGGCTTGACATTACAGTGAATAGTTTTAGGCTATCAATAGGTCTACGCGGACCATAAGCGCGCTATCAATCACCGCACATGCCGGAGTAAAGCATGACTGATGAAGTGAATACCCTTGAGGCACTTGAGGCTGAAGCAGCAGAAGCACTAGCTGCCGAGGAAGCGGAAGCCACCGCGACCCCGGAAGAAACCGGAGAGGCTACTTCGGCAGAGGCTGATGAAACCGCTGATACAGACGAGGGTGCAAGCGCAGACAGGGCGGCGCAAACCGGCAAGAAAATGGTCGAAGTTCCCGTCCATAAGCTCGCGACTCTCCGTCAATCCCGACGAGAGCTAAGAACGGATGTGGAGCGCCTTGCGGCACAGAACGCTGACCTATTGGAGCGACTGTCACTGCAAGGAAGGAAGGCGGAGCCTGAGGCATTTCCAACCCTTGAATCGTGCAATTACGATGAAAAGGAATTTCAGGCTGCGATGACTCAGTGGAGTCAGAAGCAATTGGCTGGCCAGTTTGAGGCCGTCGAGGAAAAGCGCCGGCAAGCCCTTGAGGCAAGCCAGCGGCAGCAGGCGATAGAGAGCGACGTTATGGCTCACTACAGCCGAGTAAGTGCTGCCGGCTTAACTGAGGCGGAATACATTCCGGCCGAGAAGAAGCTTCGTGACACATTTGGTGATCTTGCCATCGACCACATGATTTCTGCCATTGGTGAGGGCTCGGAAAAAGTCATTTTCCATCTGGGCATTAACCAGAAAGAGCTGGATAAAGTGGGAGAGTTGGTGCGACAGGACCCATCCGGACTGCGGGCAATGGCCTATATCGGAATCCTGAACGCAAAGCTCCAATCCGCTCCGGCTCAGAAGAAAATCAGTCAAGCGCCCGGCGCAGACAGGCCGTTGGCTTCTGGCAGTGGTTCTGGCGGCACATCGAACGTTATCAAGCGCTTGGACAGGCTGAATAGCTCGAATGACCGCACGGAATTCAGTAAATATAAGCGCGAGCTTATTGCCAAGGGCCACTCCGAACTGCTCCGGAAACACGGATATTTGTGAGGAATTGAATCATGGCACTTAATACCGCCAAAGAAGTACGCGTGATGTTTGATCTGGTTGCTGAGACTTTCGAGTCCCAGACCCAGATGGCAAAAACTCTCGGTCATTACGAAATGACCGGCGCAAAAGCACAGGACAGCAACAACGTCGAGTGGCGTCAGATCGAGCAGCATGCCCCGGTAACTTCGGGCTGGGAGTTCGCGGATGCTGACTTCGGCAATGTGCTGGAGCTGTCTTATCCGTCCACCCTTGGCACCCCTGACAACGACCTTTTCAAGCTGCGTGCGGATGATTTCCGTAACCGCGACTTTATGAAGCGTCGTGCCAAAGCCGCTGCCGAGCGCCTGTCTTCCTTCCAGAACAGCAAGATTGCTGCTGCTGTGGTGAATACCGGCTCGCTGTACTACCGCTCCACAACCGCAGGCTATGACTTCATCAAGACCGGCGACACCATGCTTCGCGAGCGTCAAGCTTACGTCGGCATGGGCCAGTCGTTCTTCGTGAATGACCGCGCCGCCCAGCGAATCAGCTCCGATCTGGCTATCCGCCAGACTCTGGACAAGATTCCGCAGGAGGCCTATGTCAAAGGCCAGATGGCCAAGAATACGGCCGGCTTCGATATCTTCGAAGCATCGTACCTGCCGACTCTGGCTGGCGGTGCGCTGGCTGGTGTTACATCCACTGCGGCCGTTTCTCAGGCTCCCGTTGCAAGCCAGACTCTTGGCGGCATCGTTCTGCCCGTGGATTACCGTATCTCGGATGACATTGCCCTGACCGGCACAATCACCGCCCTCGTGGTTGGCGATTACATCACCTTCTCCAGTGCAAATGCTTGCAGCCTTGATACCAAGGACGACACCGGTCAGCTGATGACGTTCAAGGTTGTGGAGAAGGGCTCCGGCACCATCAAGGTGTATCCGCGCCCCATCGCCTTCACTGATGCCGCTCTGACTGCGGTGCAGAAGGCGTATGCCAATATCTACAACCAGATCGGCGCCGGCGCCACTGTCGTCAAGCTGAACTCCGACACATCCGCTCGTACCAATGTCTTCTGGGCCAATGACTCGGTTGAAATTGTGGACGGCGATGCTCCGCTGGAGTTCCTCGGTCAGATGGATGGCATGGAAGTCATGACCCACACGCTGGCATCCGGCACCAAGATGTACATGGCATATCAGGGCAAGATCGAAGACCTTACCCTGCGCTGCCGTCTGTTCACGTGGAACGATGTGGTCAACAAAGACCCGGGCCGAAACGGCGTTGCCATTCTGGCTTAATGATGAAGGGGCCTTCGGGCCCCTGATTCTTTGGAGAATTTATGCTTCGTTGCTACTACCGTGAAGGCGGAAAAGAAATCATCGACGGCGTTGGCTACAAGACCTGCGTAAAGGATGATTCGATGGAGGATGAGCTGCTGGCTGATGGCTGGTCGCGCACCACAGGAAAGCCCGAGCCGGAAGTGGTTGATGAAGTTGTCGAGCTTCTGCGCAGCAAAGCAAAAGAGAAAGGCATCAAAGGCTGGCAGCGCATGGGCGAGCCAAAACTGCGTGAAGTATTGGGGCTGAATGATGGCGACCAAAGCGAATCTGGCGCAGAAGGCGCTGAGTAAAATAGGCGTCACCGGCTTTGATTACGAAGTCGATCCCGAAGAAATCAAGGATGCCATCGTCGAGCTTGAGTACATGATGGCGGACTGGGATGCTCGTGGCATCAAGTGCGGGTATCAGTTTGCGGCCGACCCAGAGACTGTCGAGGCATCGCAAGAGTCGGGCCTGCCCGATATCGCATTCCGTGCAGTGACAACCAATCTGGCCGTGGCCATCGCCCCCATGTACGGGAAAGAGGCTTCGCAGTCTGTATTCGCTGCCGCTTCTGCTTCCTTGGGCTCTTTGCTAAATGCCATCCAGTTTGTGCCGGCCACTCAGTACGGCAGCCGCATGCCTCTGGGCTCTGGTAATAACCGCTGGGGTCGGAACTTCCAGCGATACTATCGCCCAGCGCAAACACTAGATGCCGATAACGCAGGCCCCATTGAAACCAATGGCGATGGAGTATTGCAGCCGTGACCACTATTCCCGGATTGCCGGGCACTGATACCATTTCTGGGTCAACCCTGTTCCCCGTCTACCAGAACGGGCGCGCCCGCAACGTCCCCGCTGCTGATGTTGCTGACTACGTGAATCAGATCATCACGAGTGCCGCCATCCAAGTGAATCTGACGGCCGGCACCGTGACGCTAACGCTTGGCAATGGCCAAGTAATTGAAGGCGTCGTTATCTCGTAATTGGGGCTGCAATGGTTCAGATCAGCATAGTGTCTGGGATTTACTCCACGAAAGGGGCCGATTATCGGCAGTCCTACCCGGTCAACTATTGCCCCGCTGTTCTTGAGACCGGCCTCTCCAATTCGTATTTAAGGCAGACTCCGGGCGTCAAGCCGTTTGTTGATGTCATGGGCATAAACAGAGGCGTCATTGAGTTCAATGGGCTCGATTATCGCGTAAGTGGCTCGTCTCTGGTCCGCCTCTATTCCAATGGTGTCGCCGAAGAGCTTGGCGTGATTCCCGGAACTGATCAGGTCTCGATGGCAAAGAGCATTGACCGAATCTGCATTGTTGCGGATGGTCGCGGCTTTTACTGGACGGAATCGGCCGGCCTTGTTGAGGTATCCGACCCAAATTTCGGGAGGGCCATTGACGTTATCTTCGTGGATGGCTACTTCCTGTTTATTGATGAGCAGTTCATTTTCAACAGCTCCATTTCGGACCCCACTGTTATCAGCCCGACATCGTATGGCTCTGCCGAGGTCGAGGGCGACCCGAACAGATGCGTATGGAAGATCGGCAACGAGCCCTATGTGTGCGGGGCCGAGACAATCGAGGTTTTCCAGAATGTCGGCGGCTCGGGCTTCCCATTTCAGCGAATCAATGGCGCCGTTATCACCAAGGGCGTCGTTGGCACGCACGCGGCACTTGAGGTAGAAGACGCGCTGTTCTTTGTTGGAGCGGGCAGGGGCGAGGCGCCAAGCGTTTATATGGGCTCTGCTGGTCAAGCGGTGCGCATTGCAACGGATGAAGTCGAGAAGTTGATTCAGGCTAATACGCCGCAGGAGCTTGCGCTGATTAGCTGCGAGTCCTACACGCTGAATGGCCAGTATTTCGTCATGATCCACCTGAAGGACCAGACGCTGGTCTATGACTTGTGGGGGAGTAAGGCGGCTGGCGTGCCTCTCTGGCACTTCCGCAAGAGTGACGGCGGACAATACCGGCTGCGTGGGTTCTCGCGAGTGTTCGGCAAGTGGATTGTTGGTGACAGCAAGGTCGGCCGAGTTGGCGAGATTGGCGATGATGTCGCCACGGAATATGGCGAGACAGTGTTACGAGAATTCACAACGCCCATGGGCTTTGCTGACGGCAAGAGCTTCCTTGTCCACTCCATTGAGTTATTCGGTCTACCGGGGCGTACAAGCACTGGCACTAACCCGCAAGTCTTCATGAGCTTCACGCGCAACGGCATGACATGGAGCGATGAGAGAATGGCGGCCAGCGGCAGGAAGGGGATGTATGACTACGTTCCCGCATGGCGCCGCATAGGCCGCGCCTACAGCCAGATGGCCCTCAAGTTTCGTGTTGCCAATGACTCATTTTTCACTCCTGCAAGAGTAGAGGTTACAACGGAGGTGCTAGGTGCGTGATGCGACTCCTGTGGCGGCTCCAAGGCGTGCAGAGCTGTCGGCCCTACTGGGCTCCACTGAGCGCGTCATCAAGTACCTTGAGGCTCTTGGCGATGCCATCAATGATGCCCGTATGCTGACGGGGGAGGGTCCGCCAGAAGGAATTATTCAGGCCAATTCATCCCGTCTTTATGTGGATATTCTCACGAGCGCGTTATACAAGAATACCAATGCGGAGTATGGTCAGAAGACAGGCTGGTCGGTCGTATGATTGCTGATCTATGCATGAGCCCTCGGATAATCAACGGCCTGTATTCCGATGAGTTTGTGCAAGAAAGAATGGGCGAATCAGCCCTGAATGGATTTATCGAAAACCCCCAAGTCTTTTATGTTGGGGCCAAAGAAGACGATGAATGGATTGCTTGTGCCTTGGTTATAATCCGGTCGGTTGTGGAGTTTGAGTTCCACCCGTGCATTCCCGGAAAGCAAAAGGCAAAAAGCAATGAAATACTGATTTCGATAATGGATTGGCTGTTCGCCAATTCAGGCATTAACCGCGTAACCACCAAGATAGTATGCTGCTATCCGCAGGTGGCGAATTACGCAGAGAAGTTTGGCTTTAGCTTCGAAGGGACGGCAAGAGCAAGCTGTTCGCGAGGCGACGAATTCATAGATGCATGGCTCTATGCCATGGTGAGAGGAGACGATTATGGGCGGGCTGACCGACATATTCACAGGCGGCGCAAAGAAGGCAGCGAACAGCGCAACCGCAGCAGCAATGCAGGGCCTTGAGCGATCAATTCAAGAGAATCGTGCCGCCTACGGTGATGTAGAAAAGCTGTATTCCCCGTACTCCGAAGCCGGTCTTGCTGGCTTTCAGGATTATCTGCGAGCTATCGGGCAGGGCACGCCGGAAGAAGAGGCCGCCTTTCTTGAAAGCATCCAGACATCACCCGGCTACCAGGCCGCTTACGGCGCCGGTAACCGGAATGTATTGCAGAATGCTGCTGCTACGGGCGGATTGCGTGGGGGCAACACCCAGAATGCACTGGCTGAGTTTGGCTCTGGGCTGTTCGGCCAGTATTACAACCAGAAGCTTGGTCAGTTGCAGGGCCTTGGCGAAATGGGATTTGGCGCAGCCCAAGGGCTGGGGCAGGCACGCACCGGAACGGCTGGGAATATTGCCGGGCTCTATAACCAGCAGGGCCAGACTCAGGCGCAAGGGATATTGGCGGCCCAAGCGGCACGCCAGCAGGCCATGAGCAACTTTGGCGGCCTCGCAGGCGCAGGACTTGGCGCATTTCTCGGTCCGGCCGGCAGCAAGCTCTCCAGCGCTTTCCTCGGCTCTTCGATAGGGAGCAAGTAATGGCCATTGATTACTCCATGGTTTTGAATCAGCGCCCATTCAGTCAGCGCCTATCCGAAGGCCTGACAGGATTTGCCCAGATGCAAGAATTTGAGGCCGGGGCGCAGAAGCGTCAGGCTGATGCCGCCGCCGCCGCTCAGCGTGCCGCTGTCTTGGGGCAGCTCCCCGGCATCATTGATAATCCGCAGGCAATATCCGAGCTTGTGCTTAGAAACCCTGCCGCTGCCGGCGATGTAGAGTCGCTGCTCAAGTCTCGCCAAGGCATTCTTGATAACGCCTCTCAGGAGGCTTACTCCGCAGCTCTGGGACCAGCCATGCAGGCATTCGACCAAGGCGACCGTGGCCCGCTTGATGAGCTTATGACGAAGTTCCCGAAACAGCGTGAAGATGCCTTGAAGCAAATGGGACTGGCCAATAAGGAGCAAGCAGAGGCCACCGGATTGCTTGGCTTGCAATTAAAGATGGCGGCCGAGCGCGGCGATGCTGGCGCAGTTAATGCTCTGCTTTCTAGCAATGCCAATATTATCCAAAGGATTGGCGCGGACCCTGTCGCGCTTGCTGAGGCATACGCAAAGAATCCCGAGTCTTTCATTCAGCAGGCAGACAACTTTGCTGCATTTTCTCTCGGCCCAGAAAAGTACAACGAATATCAAAAAGGAGCGGCCGAAGCCGGAGTGGCACGAAAGAAGGCTGGCCTTGAGTTGTCAAAGCTTGAGGCTGAAATAGCCAAGATGAAGACGACTGGTGGCATGGACCCGAAGGATTACTTCGAGATAAGCCAGAAGCTACGCAAGGAATTTGAGACCGAGACAAATGCCTATCAGGATATCAGATCATCCTATTCTCGCATTCAAGCCCTTGGCAATCCGACTACCGAAGAGGAAAAGGGTGCGTCAGACCTCGGCATAATTTACGGGTACATGAAGATGCTCGACCCCGGCTCTGTTGTTCGCGAAGGGGAATTTGCGACAGCGGAAAGTGCCGGCGGCGCATGGAACAAGGTCGGGAATATCTATAACAAGGTTCTTACTGGCGGTCGCCTGACGGACAGTCAGCGAAAGGTGTTTGTTAATAATGCCAGAAAGCTTTATGAATCCGAGCAAAAGAGATATGACGAAGTAAAAAAAGGCGTCACCAGAATTGGCGCGAAGTACAAAATCCCAGAGAGCGACCTTTTCTACGAAGGCGGCGCACAAGAGGTTGATTACTGATGGCCTATTCCATCCGCACAAAGGACGGCATTGTTATTAATGGCATTCCTGATAACGTGCCGAAAGATGATCCAGTCCTGAAGGGGCGGGTGGCGTCATTGCGTTCGTCTGGCGCAAAGGCCGACTCATGGTCTGAGGGATTTGTGGCGCCTGCCGCTCCGGCGCCTGCCGCGCAACGTCCTCAAGAGCCGGGCCTTATCGCCAAGATAGGCGACGTATTCACGGGCAATCTGCGCGAGACAGAGCAGACGCAAGCGCTGCCAGAATGGACGGAAATGCCGGAACTGAATGATATTTTCAGTAAGGCCGGCTGGAAGACTGCGCTTGGTACGCTCATGGCCAGCCCTGCCGAAGTGGTGAAGGTGGTTCAGGCTAATAATCCGGGCGTCCAAGTTACTCAGGATGAAAAAGGCAACTACCTGATGACTTCGCCGAAGACGGGGAAGCAATATGCCATCCCGCCCGGCTTTAGTATTGGCGACATTCCGAGGGCCGGGGCTGCCATTGCGTCGCAGGTCGGAGTCGGTCGCCTGCTGCGCGCCGCTCCAGTTGGCGCCGCATTGGCGCAAGGCGGCGGTGCGGCTCGTGCCGGGCTGTCTGCCACTGAGGCTGGTCTTGCTCAAGCAGGGGTAGAGGCTTCGCAGGCTGCCACTGGTGGTGAATTCAGCCCAGCGGATGTCTTGCTATCTGCGGCCACTGGCGGCGCAATACCGGCTGCTGCATCTGCGGCGCGTGGAGCCAAGGCAGCGCTTACGCCGAGAGCTGCAACAACTCCAGCACAGGCGGCCATTAGGGAGGCGGAGGCCACAGGCATAGCCCCGCTTACATCCGACATCATTCCTCCAAAGACATTTGTTGGAAAGTCTGCGCAGGCGCTTGGCGAAAGAATCCCGCTCATCGGAAGCGGCGGGGCAAGGAAGGAGCAGGCAGCTCAGCGCATTGCCGCTGTTCGCGACTTCTTGGATGGATATAGCGCAATAGGCGCATCTTCCGCATCTGATGACGTTATGGCTGATCTTGTGAAGACAAGGGGAGCCGACCTTTCCAAGTACAGCAAGATGAAATCGGAAGTCATCGAAAAGGTCGCTGGCCGTGGCGCTATGCCTGTGCCAAAGGCTGTATCTGCGATAGACAAAGAGATTCAGTCTCTCAGCAAGAATGCTGGCACCAAGGAGATTGATGCTGTTATCAATGACCTATCCGCCCTCAAGGACAATATACAGGGCAAGGATATTGGTGCCATTGAGCAGCAGCGCGCCATCCTTGGCGAGAAGTACAAGGCCCCCGACATGGCGTCGGTAAGGGGCATTGCCGAGAAGTCATTGTCACGCATATATGGGCCGCTTCGTGAGGATATGGGCGACTTCCTGAAAAACTCAGGCGACCGCAGGGACTTCACGAAATGGATGGTGGCGAACAAGCAGCTCTCCAATATGGCCGGCGAGCTGGATAACAAGGCGCTCAAGTCAGTATTGCGAAGCGGCAACGAGACGCCAGAGGCAGTTCAGCGCATGCTTTTCAGTGCCAAGCCAAGCGAGGCCCGGGCGCTATATTCCCAGCTTTCGCCTGAAGGCAAGAAGCATGCAAAGATTGCCATTCTCTCCAGAATTGCCGAAAGAACGATGTCAGATGCTGATGGGTCGGTCATAAGCCCGGAGCGATTCGTGACGGCTGTAAAGAAAGAAAGCGCACCGATTGGCGTATTCTTTGATAAGGCCGAATCTCAGCGTCTCGGAACTCTGGTCCGGGCCCTTAATCTCACGCGCAGAGCCAGTGAATCCGGGGTCATGACAAGAACCGGGCAAGAGGCCGTTCCATATGTTGCCGGCGTGGCCCTGACCGATATCTTTGGTGGCGGAGGTGGCGCCATGGCTGCGGCTGCCAGTGTCGGCGCTCTTTCGCGAGCCTATGAATCAAAGGCGGTTCGCGACTTGCTTGCAAAGATGCAGGCGACCCCAAAGGGGTCAAAGGCCGAAGCTGATATTGCGTCGGCCATATCGCGGGCAATCGTTGCCGGGCAGAATGTTGGTGCGGATCGCCAATAGTCTTAAAGATACAATATAGAGTTTTCTATAAATTCTGGCTATAGTTCGAAAAGAACTAGCCATCTGAACGGGCACAAGGCATGAGCAACATCCTGATAGCGGCGCCCTACTTCTATTTCACTGACCGTGACGGCAATGTGCTGATTAACGGCAGGATATACATTGGCGAGCCCAACAAGGCCCCCGAGAACTTTCCGCAGGATGTGTTCTTTGACTTAGCCGGCTCTATTCCAGCCCCCGTCCCTATCCGCACAAACTCCGCCGGCTTCGCTTGCGATTCAGCCGGCAACCCGCAGCGCCTGTTCACTGCTGGCGACTACAGCATGCGCGTTTGCGATGTTAATAACGCGCAAGTCCTATATGTTCCGAGCGCCGCCGAGGGATTCTATGGCGTTGTCGCGAGTGATCTGGCCAACCAGACCGACCCTGACCTTGGCACGGGCATGGTCGGCTGGATTTATGATTCAACTGGCGTCGGCTCCACGCTTCACGCAAAGCTTCATCGTGGCTGGGTTGATGTTATGGACTTCGGCGCCATTGGCGACGGCACGGCCAATGACAAGGTGGCCTTTGATAAGGCTGCTGCCACGGGCCGAACCATTCTTATCCCGGCCGGCACATATAACGTTCCATCTGGTGACTACAGCTCTGTCAATTTCTATAGCTTTGACTCGGCTATCACAAACAATCCGACAATAGCCATCGCCAATCCGCTGAACAACTCGCTCTCTGTGGGATTCGAGGGCTTCTTTTCGTGCTCTCCGGCCAATCTTCCTTTCGGCTGGCTGGCAAAGTCTGGGCAGACACTCAACAGAACTGTATATCCCGATCTTTGGGGATTCGCTCAGAACTCCGGAAACATTGTCGATGAGGTCGATAAGGCAGCAAATCCTCTTGCCTTCGGTCGCGGCAACGGAACGACAACCTTCAGCCTTCCCAATGCTAATGGCACCGTCCAGGGTGTCGCAGATGATGGTGCTGCCGTCGATGCGACCCTGATTCTCGGGAAGCGCATCCTAAAAACATCGGCCACGGGCACGGACGTTGATATCTATGTCGGCGTCAGCACCGCTGCCATCCGCGCTTTTGGCGCCGTCGCCAATGCAGGCATGATTGATATACAGGCATTGCAGGACGAGGTGACGCAGAACTCAGCTGATATTGTTGCGCTTGACGCAAAGATAGATGACGTAGAGGCCAGCCTTCAGGACCAAATAGACTCCACGAATTCCTCAAGATTTGGCATTGGCCAAAGCTGGACTAACCCAAGCAGGAGCACAAACGTAACGTACACAAATTCTACGGCTAGGCCGATAATGGTTAGTGCGTGCTTTAGTGCAGCTACATCTGGCGGATCGCTTTCGGCAAAAGTAAATGGCATTGTTGTTGCTGCATTTACGGCTCCTTCGGGCGGAACAGAGCTTGCCAGCACTTCATTTGTCGTCCCCCCGGCACAGACATACAGGATAGATGAGGTTGGCACGGTATGGAGCGTTACTGTTTGGGCGGAGCTTAGATAATGACAAATATCCCGGGCCTTGGCCGAGAAGTAAATCCATCCCTATCCGACCTACTTGTTGTCTATTCAGCAAGAAATGGTCGAACTCGAAACATGACCATTGATGAGCTGAAGAACATCCTTGCTCCGTATATTGATGCGTCCTACTGGTATCACGGCATTGGCGAGCCGGCACCGTCTCTCGGCCTGAATGGCGACTTCTATCTTAACGAGGCCGGTGCTGGCGGAATTTTCTTCAAAGAGGCCGATGTCTGGCAAGGCCCCTTTATGGAGGGCGTCGCGCTTGATGTCGTCACTGATGCGACGACCGCACGGACACTTAGCGTAGGCGATGCCAATACATACATCCGATTCACGAGTGCATCCTCGGTGGCTGTTACTGCGCCAACTAATGCCGCCGAAAATATAAGCATTGGCAGCGTTATTGAGATTTTCCAAGCGGGCGATGGCATTGTCACTGTATCGCCATCTGTTGGCGTAACCATAAACCATGAGGCCGGACTTGCTCTGGCTAAGAACCAGACAGCGCGACTTAAGAAGATTTCGGCTGATGCGTGGGACTTTTACATTGTAGATGTAGCGTTTCCTATTGAATACATCCCAGCCCTATCTGTCACTGTAGGCGCTGGCGGTGACTATTTGGAGTTCGATGAGGCATATGCGGCCTTAGCAGTCATGCGCATTGGCACTCTCACGCTCGCAATTTCCGGCACTCACAACAACACGCTGGGCGAATACACGTTCGGCAATTGCGATAACGTGAATATCACGTTCACTGCGGCAACTTTCGCCAATCCCGATGTCTTCCTCAGCGCATACAGCACCAATTACGCATTTCTTGGAAAGAACACCATTGGCGGTACGCTGAATGGTTCCGGCGTGTTTTATGCTAAAGGATTTTCTTTCCTTAACAGCACAACGCTTAACTACGGGGCGGGCTATATTATACTAGTGGATTGCTCTGGTATCGGACAGCTCAATCTCAACGCTACCGGCGCAATCCTCATCACCGGCAGCTGCCCGGGGGAGGCTTACGGAACGGTCAACGCAAATAAGTACGTGGTCTTTGAGGGAAATCAGAGAGTAGGCGCGGTTAATTCTCCGGGAGTCCTGTGTTTATCCGGGGTAATATCTATCTCCGCTGTAAACAACACGGCAGCGGAAGAAGTTGTCGTTCTTGTTGATGCGTCAGAAGGAGCCTCCGTGAGTATTGGCGAGGTTGATTGCGGCGCAAATGGTGTCACCACTGTTTTTGAAGCGCGGGGTGGGGATATTTACGCGCCCCCATCTGCTGCCGGAACATACACGAATCTTTACAGCCAGCCACCCGGCATCAATACAGAAAACGGGATGATATATGCTGAATTTGACAAGGCACAAACATCGGCAGCCACAACAGGTACTGTTGCTATTGAGGCCGGCAAAACGAGCCTAGACCTTACGGGTGCGCTTGCGGCGACATTGACGCTAGATGGAACAGAGATAATTGACGGAGAGACTGTCACTGTCTACTCAATAAACGGCGTGACTGCGCTTACGCTTACAGCCCCCGGCGGAACTGTGCGTGGCTTCATGCCTGGCATAAGTGCTGGCGGAATCATAAACATTCAGCGCGCTGGCGCTAACTTGAACGTGTGGTGATGGCATGGGAAATCAATCGTTAAGCATTCATCCAAACCAAGGCCTGACGCCTGAGCAGCAGCAGAATGCGCGAACAAATATCGGCGCAGGAATTGCGACCAACGCAGGAACAATCGTGGTTGGCGACAGCATAACCCTAGAATCTGTGGTTGGGGATTACACGGGTGTTGTGTACGGCGATGATGGATTAACTTACTATACGGCAGGCGAGGGCAGTTCTGTTTTCGTTTCTGGAACTGATAAGAGCTGGTTCTGTTTCGCTGATGCGTTTATGGGCGCGCCCCACAGGCTCATCAGAAACGCAGCTGTTGGCGGGAATACGACAACACAGATTTTAGCTCGCGTGAATGCGGATGTTCTCGACCATCGTCCAAGCATAATTTACGACCTGAGTGGAACCAATGACATTGTCGGTAGTGCGTCGGCGGCAACGATTATTGCCAACAAGACTGCTCTCTTTGATTTGTATGAAAGCATCGGCGCCTATGTTTGCGCCATCGGCATCATGCCGCGTCAGATTTTCACGGCAGGGCAACTTACCGTTGCCGTTACCGTGAATAAGTGGCTTCAAGGCGAGGCAGCGCGTCGGAAGAATTTCAGGTTCGTTTCCATCTTCGCGCAGTTGGCGGACCCACTAACGGGCGCGCCCCTGTCTGGCGTGACTTATGACGGCACGCACCCGAATAACCTGGGTTCATACATTATCGGCGAGGCCGTAGCCCGCGTGATGGCGCCAGTGCTCCCGCAATGGGATTACACCCCGGAGGGGTCAGCGGCGGCTTTCTTGGTAGACAACACCGCCGACATCCGCAACGACAACCCACTCATGGCGCAAGGCTCTGGCGGAACTTTAGGAGCTGGGGTTAGCGGAACAATCGCTCAGGGATTTGATTGTGGGCGTATCTCTGGGTCGGCAACAGTGGTGGCGAGCATAGAGCCGCACCCGCGTCGGATGGGGTACAGGCAAAAGCTTGTCATTACCTTCACCGCTTCCGGCGAGTCAGTTTATTTTGGCACGCCAAATCTATCTGCCCGGTATCTGGCTGGAAAGGTGCTTGAGGGTCAGTGCGATATTGAGGTTGCGGCCGGCAGCGCAACAGTCATCAGTCGCACAACCCTTTCCTGTGGGGCGACAGTCACAGGCGGGGTAACGAAAACAGCACGAGCGCTTGATCAGACCGCAGGAAGCTCTCCGGGCTCGATTCCGTATGGGACAGCCGGCTTCGTAGCCAGACTGCGAACTCCGAGGCTACAGATGCAGTCCACCGGAAGCTGCTCAACTTGGAACAACAGGTTGAATTTATATTCCAATGGCGCAGGCACGGTGACTGTTTATATTTCATTGTTTGCGGCTAGGATGATTACTACGCCATAACATTTAGCGCAGTAGGCGCACTGCATCCGGCGTCGTGAAGTTTGTCAAATGGGCTGCCATCTAGCAAGGTAATGCGGCAACGATCCCTGCCGTAAGGAGAGGTAAATGGCTCTGCACAATTCCACCCAGCAAGAAGTGACACGATAAGGAATAGATATGAGTGGGCCGACCACACTAGCAATTGCCGGAGGCATCGGCATAGCGTTCGGGCCGACTATTATCATGCAATCAATTAAGCAAGCACCACGAGAAGGAAAATGAAAATGTCAGCCGAAGCAGGCGCAGCAGCAGGAACCGCGCTGATTAAGTACATAGGGCTGCCGGTCATTGTCGGGGCAATTGCTGCGGCACTGGGCTTTCTGATCCTTCCTCCGAAGACGCACAAGGAATTTGTGGCACGGCTGGTGGTGACGATTATCTGTTCGGCACTGTTCGGGCCTTGGCTATACTTTTGGGCAGCATCGACCGGGATCGGCAGTGCAGTGACTGCATTGGCCGTCTCTGAGATGACAGAGCTTGCCCCGGCATATGTGAAGATGATGCTTTCGACGCCATGCCTTGTCCTTGGCGGCCTGCCCGGCTGGTGGCTGCTGGGCGCTCTCGTGCGCTGGCTGGATAAGCGCAAGGACAAGGATATTGGCGAGCTGTACACGGACGCGAAAAAGGACTTTCTGTCGTGACTGAGCCAGCCTACCTTGCCATCGCCCGCAAATACATCGGCACAAAAGAGACGAAAGGCGGCGGCCACACGGCGCGCATTCTCGGCTGGTGGAAAGCAATCAGGCGCGGCGGGATCAAGGACGACGAAACGCCATGGTGTGCCGCCTTTGTTGGCGGCGTGCTGGAAGAGTCCGGCATCATGTCCAGCCGATTCGAGTCGGCCGCCAGCTATCTCAAATGGGGCGTACCGGTAGCTAAGCCAGTGCTTGGCTGCATTGTCGTATTCCAGCGGACCGGTGGCGGCCATGTCGGCTTTGTTGTCGGCATTGATGCTGCTGGCCACCTGATGGTGCTGGGCGGCAATCAGGGCGACATGGTCAAGATTAGCCCCTTTGATCGCGCTCGTGTTGTCGGCTACCGAATGCCGCCGGGCTGGACTGTTCCGCTTGCAATTCCTGCGCTGCCGCTATTATCTAGTGACGGGAAGGTATCGACGAACGAGGCATGAGCCATGACAAGAATCGGCAAGGCGCTGCTGCTCCCGTTCTGGGTGGCATTCCGGATCATTGGCATCATCATGGCACTGCCGCTAATACTCATGGCCTTGCGCAATAATCCCGAGTACGAATACGACGAGAATGCCGATGAAGATTGACTGGCGAATTGCCCTGTTTGCCTGTGCGATATCGGCCATTGTCAGTGGCATCTTTTGCTGGCAAGCAAGTAAGCCAAAGCCCATTGCCATTGTGAGCAAGCCGGCCGTCAAGATTAAGGACGGGCTGCGGCTCGAGGCAAAGGCCATTGATCCGAAGTCAGTGCCGCGCAATACGATGGCCAAGGGGCAGATTGTCGTCAAGCCAAAGCCCATCCCCAATACTCCAGCCGGCTGCTCCTGCGAGGAAATCACAATCGATTACCACGAAGCCATCATTGACGGCCAGCCCGCCATGGAAGTGACCAGCAAGGATACTGAGGTGATTGGCGGCTACCATGCTCCTGTCAACTTCCAGATGCGTCAGGAGCGGCCATGGGCTATCGGCCTGAGCTATGACACGGAAGGCCATAAGGGCGCGTTTGTGGAGCGCGATATTGGCCCGATCATGGTAGGCGTAGGCGCTAGCTCCGGCAGCGTGCAGGCTCGCATCGGCTGGAGATTTTAGCCACTGCTATTTGCGATCCAGTCCGCAAGAAGAGGGGAAGCGGAAAAGGAAGGGGCTAGGCGCAAAACTCAGTCAGGAATTATATTTCCATCATGGCCGAACCATTTCCTCTGAGGAAATGGAAGATTGCAAATCTGCCTAACATGCGCCCTTCCTTTTTCCGTGGTTGCGTAGCAGCCATGCTCGCCGCTGCGCTCAATCAGTCCTTCGCCAAAAAGCATCTCAATAGCGCCATCGACAGCAGGAGCCCCAATTCTTGGGTGCTCGCCCGGGCAGCAATGGCAATGTAGCAAAACATCAATGTCATTTGGCGTCATCACTTCTTCCCCGCCTCTATGGCTGCGTCGATTGCTTCGTCAAGCGGCATTTCCATTTCCGCCATGATGCACCATTTCACATCATCTTTTGTTTCGAGATTCAATCTGATTGCCGGCCAGAATTCAGCGACAGCCGGTTCGCCATTCTCACGCAGCCACCGATACCGCTCCGCATCCTTCTCTGCCGCCATAAGCGCCTCAACAAGCGCAATCTCCTGCTCGCACTTGAGTCCGACTGATTCAGCCTTTTCGTACTCGGCCTTGATTTCTTGCAGCGTCTTTCCGTTGATTAGCATTTCAGTGCCTCCTTCAATATGGCATGAATGGCAGATCAAATATCTCTGCCTCAAGAACCTTTACGCCGCAATCATGGCCGGCATTATAGGCGTCCGATCCGTGTATTGTTCCGCGACCGTGGACGGCATCCACATAGCCCTGAGCGAAGTCCTCTCGCCATAGCTGCCAGTCGGTCACGAAGCGTCCCCTCCCTTGCCATCGGCCTTGCTGGCGGCGAGGGCATCAATACCTTCGCGAATACTGGCCACGTTTCTGGCGGCGCGCTGAACTTCGCCAACCGGGTCAAGCGTTACATGTACGCCGCCGTCAAGCTCAAAGCAGATGCTGATATGGCCAGCAGCAGCCTGAGCCTCCAGCCAATCCATGCGGACTTTGTCGCCCTGTGCGGATTGTTTGAGGCTGAGAGAAATCCCTTTTCCCGATCCTCCGCAGACATTGCATGTGGCCGAACCGTAGGCATGAGGATTGTTACCAAGACTGACAATTCCGCTTCCTTTGCAGCGTGCACATGTAACGCGCTCATCGGTGTCGGGCGGTGCTGGGAATGGCTCACGATACAGCGGCGTTCCGTCTGGGGGCATTACCGCATCCAGCGGCCACAACACGCCACCATAACCACCTCGGGCAATTTGCAACACAGGCTCCTGAGCCTCCGCATTGGCAAGGCGCTGCTTCAATATCTGGTTCGCGTTCAGACTTATTTCTAACTTCCCCTCGGCGACATCTACTCTTGCCCGAGCCTCTTCAAGCTGCTGGCGGAGGGCGGCGAGTTCTTGCTCTCTTCCGTCTAACAGAGAATTCAAACCAGCAATTGTTTGATCGGCTTTATGTAATAATTCTAAGGGGCTCATTTTTCGCTCCCACTAAGGTCGGAGGCGGGGAGGCCGGCACGGTCAAGGCGCTCTATCTCGGCAAGGATCAGTGCCCCGGCCTTAATAAGATTGCGGCGAGTGGTGGTTGGCTTCCAGTGAAACGCAGCCCAAGGCCATCCCTCCGGAGACTCTTCCCCGCTTGGAAATCTTTCCATGACGGGATTCGGCTGCGCATAGCAGGCTGCCGCCATGGCAAGCGAGCCATCATCTTGATCGTCATCATGACTGTTGCCGTAGCACTCGCTCTCCACTTGGCGGCGGCGCTCGGCGAGAACATCGTTCGCTGCCTTAGTCAATTCCGGCACTACCGGAGAGGCAGCAGGGCGGGAGCGGCGGAGAGCATTGTCATAAGCTCACGATCCGCCTTGTGCAGTGCCTGTATGTCTGGGAAGCGCAGCTTGATAACATAGCCGTCATCACCACCAGATTCTGTTGTGTGAAAAGCGGTTATGAGTGCAGTCACATCCGGCACCGCCTTCGCCTGAAGCTCTGCGACCGGCTCAAGCGCATCATTCCTTTCCTTGAGCGCCTTCGCAAGACGGTCTGCGATGTATGCCTCCAGCTCACTGCGCGGCACTGTGTCGGGAGGGATGCGCTTGGCACAGTCGGCGGCAATTACTGCGCGAATGCCGGCCATGATCTTTATCGTATCTGGGCTGCCGTCGCGGAGTTCTTGCAGGGCAAGCTTCGTCTCTCTTTCTGTGCAATTCATTCCGGCAGAAAGGATGAGTGCGACCTCTTCATCGGAAAGCTCAAACTCTTCCCGCCCCGCGTCTTTGTTGATTGTCATGTGTTCACCTTGTCGTAATCAGATTGTGTGAGTTCGGGCCGTGGGTCGCGGTACTTGTGAATACGGCAAAGCTGCCGCGGAAGAAGGATCGACGGATTGGCTCGCGGCAGCTTTTCAATGCAAACGGGGCAATCCAACCCGTACTTGGCGCGCAAAGCTTTCCGCATATCCTTGATGGCGCCTAACATTTCTGCACATTCGCTCATCCCTGCTTCTCCCCGGCAGATGAAGGGGCTGCTGCGATACAGGCCCGACATTCTTCGGAAAGAAGCCGGTCATCATCGTTTGCGCCGTGGAAATATGCCTTTCGCAAAAGGCCTGTGTTCTGTTCGCCAGAGTACGCCAAGAAGTGTTGATATTTGCACTCTGTCGAATGCTCCGGCACAGACTTCGAGCCAGCGGCAGAGAGGGCTTCTCGGATGGAGCCTTCAATGTCCTCACGCTCAATTGGTTCATCGCCATTAAATATGTGCGGCATGATGCCGTCCATAATCCTCGCCACCAGCGCTTCGTTGTTATCGCTCATTTCTCAGCCCTTCCTGATCTTAGTTGTCAGATTACTTCTACAAGCGAGTAGAGCTTTCCATCTTTTGATATGCAGTCATCTGCATGCACATACTTAAGCTTCTTGCCAAAACCATCATTTTCCCAAATGCACATTTCTGGTCTTTCTCCGCCTTCAGTTCGCCTAATGAATTCAGGCAGAGAGTCTTTCCACATCTTTTCTGCTGCTTCATGTGTTAAGCCATATTCGTCTGAAATAACCTTGTGATCAGTTGCAAACTGAAATACTTGTTCACCATTTTCAATTCCCATCACTCCACCCCTTTCTTCATCATCCGATTGATATAAGCCTGCCGACGCCGATTAAGCCGCCATGTGTGTACGCGATTCGCTAGCCAGAGGAACGGGTAGGCTATGGCGTATACGATTTTATTCATCACAACTCCGTCCATTATATTCAGCCGCGCAAACAGATATTCAGCCGGCCGACGAGTGGCGCTTTTTCTTTTCGCGCTTCCACTCAGCCTCGCACCCAGCGCAATATCCCGGCATCCGATCACTAAGCGTGCAGTGGTAGAACTCCGAATCGAGCGGCCAGTATTCTTTGCACTTCGGGCACAGCTTTTCTAGGCCAAGCTCGGTCAGGATGTATCGCCTTGCCCCTGCACCACGCGAAAGCGTTGCCTTGTTTGGGATTGGGCAGTATGGGCCTTCTAGCGGGTGGCTCATGCGCCGTGCTCGGCCTTGATTCGCTCAATGACGGACAGGATGTACTTGTTAGCCAACTCGGCCTTGGCCAGCATCTTCGCCTCAATCTCCATGTCGCGCCGGTAGGTGATGGTTGTCACGCGTAACTGCGGGTCGATATGGTCAACCTCGTGCAGCTCGCGCTGCTCGAATCGTAGCAAGTCCTCCGGCGTAGATACCATGCAGTACGCAATCTCCCATTCAGGCACATCCCAGAGCGCCATGTAGCCGCGCGACTGCCATTCATATCCGGTGTCGTGGCAGTCTTCGGAAAGGACTGGGAACGTCGCCAGAGACCAAGCAGTCTTGATGTCGATGCCCTTAACCTTTGGCACAGCAATGTCGCACTCGCCGCTGATTATTCCGTTCTCGCGCCGCTCCGTGTTCTTCTTGTGCGACTGGAAAAAGACGGAGTTGTACAGGGCAATGCTGGCATCCTCGCAGATAATCCCCTTGTCCAGATATTTGGAGCCAATCTGTTCCTTGAAGCCATAGACATGCTCGCGAGCCAATGCCTTCAGGTACGTCTTGGCGCCCTCAGATAGAGTCAGATCAAGCGCCGCATCCAGCATGGCCTGCTCGTCATCAGTACGCTTTGCCGCCACCTTTTTCTTTATGGCAACAAGCTCGTCCGTCATCAGCGCAGGGGCGATAGACTTTGCAGCGCCCATTATTGAGCCGAGGCTATGGCAGCGAATCATCAGAAAATTTCCTTTTCAACGCGGTCAATTTGCCCCCTTGTAAGCTCATAATTTGCCGTCAACTCAGCGTAGGAATAAGTCCCGGCCTTTATGGATGCTATGGCTTTTCCGAGCCCTACATCATTCAGTGTTGGCTTTTTCTTCTCATTCTGCGGTCTTTGGCCGGCAGCCTTGCCATCGTCATCCTCGCCACGGCTTGTCAGGTTAAGCAGTGCTCCAGCCGTGTAGCGTTTGCCGTAGCTCACGCTGGAGGCTATGGCCTGCACATTGTTCTTGCTGCCCGATACATCGGCAGGCAGCAGAATATCCGTCATTTCCTTGTGGCCGGCTTTGTGCGAAAGAACGCCAGTCACCTTGATTCCCGCAGACGAATCAATGCGGAACGACAGCGCAAACCCGAACTCCGAAAGGACCGGCTTGATGGCGTCATTGATGTCCTCCCAGAGTGCATATGTGCTTTGCGTCTTGCCTTCGCGATTCTTGATGCCGCCGCGCTCTTTAATCTCCGGCAGAACAATCTGCATTGCTGACAGCGCTTCGCTGTAAGCCGTCTCTGCCTGCCGCGACTGCATGCGCTCGTGCATCACCAAAAGCCGCTCCATCTTGTCGATGTCAACCTCGGGGCTGGAGGCGGCGTGCTGGATTATGCTAAGAATCGTTACTGATTCCGACGCAACGGCGGGCGCATTATTCGGCTCGCGCTCAACCAATTCATTACTCATTTCCTTCCCCTCATCATCTTCATTTCATTCAACTCAGCCCGAGCCAAAGCAGCATCGTTCTGGGCAGCTATTTTCTCATGCTCAACGGAATCAATCCCGTCTGTTCGTCCGATAAGATAGCCCCATGTCGCGCCGATTATTACGGCAGCGGCAGAAGTGCCAGCGAACAGCCAGAGAGATACGCAATCGACTGGACATTCCATCACAGCCATCCCATAGCAAGACAAATCAGAAGGCTGTAGCCGGTCCCGAGCACAAATGCCAGAAAGACTTCTGCCGGTGTCGTATGCTTTACGTAGTGGCTCATTTCTTTTCACCAGCCATATATCGTCACGGTTACAGGGCCATTGCGCTTGTCGCCAGTAATGCGGCCATGGAGCGCGCGCACTTCTTGCTCGGAAAGGTTGCGCCACTTCGCAATCGAATGGTCGCCGCGCATGATTCCAATTGGATCATCACGCTGCATGCTGCCATGCGAATACCCATTGTCATCAAGCCAGTTGCAGGCAGCGTGGTATGCTGCAAAGTCGCCAGCCTGCTCGAATTTCATCACCGTGTCGCTCATCACTCACCCCTCACAATATCAATGCACATCATCATTTTTGCGCTCATGCCGCCGGAACTGGTGGTTATCGCCAGAGTGCGCTTGCTGGTCGATTGCGCAGGCCCAGAATAGCCGGATAGCGCGGTCTGTTTTGGTGGGCATGTTAGCTCCATTCCAATCACTTACGGATTCCGGCATCAATAGCCAGCGCAATGCAAAAAGCGAAGCACCAGCCAACGACGAACATATTGAACTGATGACCCTGAAATGCGCTCGGAACATTAAGCGCTCCAGCCAACGCGCACAAAATTGATGGCAAATACTTCATCTTCCTTCCCCAAGGGCTCGTGCCCGTTTCAGTTAATCGTGGTCGCCGTCAGATATTTCACGCTTGGCAGCAGCGTAGTAGTCGGCATCAGCTTCGCAGGCGTTGCGGATGGCGTCACGTATGGCAATACGAGCCTTCAGCGCTGCTGTGCAAATCTGTTCGGTAGTCAGGCCGTCTGACAGCATGGCCTCGGTTGCTGCGATAATTTCCGGCCTATCCGCAACCTGCCCGACATAATCAACAAGCCGGCATCGCGTATACGGACGGCCCATTGTGTCAGCAAGCTCAATCGCCTCTCCTGCCCAGAGCCGCTTCATCATTTCCGGCACTAGCTCACGAGCATCTGGAGCATCGTCAGGAGGCGAAGTGTTGCGCTCGAACCCAGTCTCTTTACTCATCACATTCCCCTCATCAATAATCCCGCTGCCGACAAAGCCCGCGCTGGGCGGGCTGGTTGGGTTAGGCGCGCTCCCAGACTATTTGTCCGAAGTTCCGCGCCTGCTCATAGTTCCACCCCTGCCTGTATCCGCATTTCTCGCAATGTCGGTACATGGGGCGCCCGCCGTGGGCGTTTTGCTCATAGGCCCAGCGATGGAGCCCAAAACATTTCATTTTCATCCCCTCAGTGGATTTCGCTGGCAATGAAGGCGACGACTTCACGCAGATGCTTTTCGTCACGAATCCAAGCCGGCAATTCCTCCTTCGCGGACTGCGGCAGGTAGACGTTGCCACGGAAATGCCAACCATCATCCCCCTCCGTGTACATGCACACGGGCTCACAGTCTTGGTCTGCCTCAAAGAGCCAAAGGTGGCCTTCCGTTTCCAAAAGAACAATGCCGCGCTTGGCTGCAAAGTTTTCGGTGGTCTTGGTCAGGCTCATCTTCATTCTCCCCGGCACTGAATGCGCCTTCCATGTAGCGAACTCTAGCGAGCATGTGATGCGTTTGCAATCCTGTATTGATGCGATTCAGACGAACGGCAATATATCCATTCGTCGGCGGGATGCTTGACTATGATGCGTTTGCCATTATGCTGTGCGGAACAGGAGGGCATATGAAGCCTAAGCAGATAATCAAAGCCCTAATGAATCTGGGCGACACGCACCGACAGATAGCCCGGGCCACTGGCATAAGCCAGTCCACTATCAGTCGCCTTGCCGATACCACGCACGAGACGGCATACAGCAAGACAATCGAGCGCCTTGAGTATTACTACAGCACGAGGGTTAAGAAATGAGCCTGACAGCCATAATCATCATCGTAATCCTGAGCTATCCCGTATGGTTCACGGGTAACGCTATCTGGAACGCTCTCGGCTGTGCTGGGAAGATTGGGGGTGGAGTGTGAGCGAATTGAAGGCGGGCGGGCTGGCTCTGATTGTTGGCGCAACAAATCGCCCTGAATTTATCGGCATGATAGTAACTCTGGTTAAATTTCTCCCAAAAACAGAAACATATCAGGGCGTGGATTGCGAGTGCGATGTTTGGGTTGTTGAGAACCCTGAAATGTACCAAAACAGCATAATCATCAATTATCGCGGGTGGGATTTCTTTGCCGCCAAGCACCTAATGCCCATAAACGACCCCGGCGAAGACATTACCGACACCAACGAAGTGCCCAGAAAGGATGAGGTGAGCGCGTGAGTGAGTGCAAATGCAGCCTAAGAATCAAGATGGTCGGCGACGGATGTGAAGTGTGCAATCCAGCCAAGGCACTTGAATACGCCAAGATGACTATTGATGATCTTGAGCAAGACAAGGCGCGTCTTGTTGGCCATTTGCGCTGGTGCGTGAAAATGCTTTCGCCATTCAAAGAAACCGCACAACTCAGCGCCATCCGAAAGGAACTTGATGATGCCTGACTTCCTTTTCCGCGACGAGATAGGCCGTGCTCGTGCCGCTGCGTTTATTGCGAGGCTTGAGCTAGATGGCGAGCAGTGGCAGATAACGTGGCGCAAGGTGCAGGAGAAGCGAAAGGAAAAGCAATCGCGCTTAATGTGGCTCTGGCTCGGAATAATCCAAGCGCACATGCGCGACACTCACGGCATCACAGCAAGCTCGGAAGACTGGCACGAAGTCTTGTGTAAAAAGCTGATGCCAATGGAGGCCAAGACAGTATCGCTGCCAGACGGCACAACAGTCGAAGCCGGGCGCTGGCGATCAAGCAAAGCCGGCGTAAAAGAAATGACCACTTATCTGAACCTGTTAGACCAATACTGCGCGGAGGAACTACATTTACTCCTACCGCACCCAAATGACTTGTATGACGAGGCGATGAGCAAGCGATGAAATTCAGAAAGAAACCAGTTGTTATTGAGGCTGTTCAGTGGACAGGAAATAACCTTCTTGAGGTTATTCGTCATACCGGGCAAAACGCAAGCGCGACCCATTTTAAATGGGATGATTACGTTGATTTAGTTGCAAGGGACGGATTGAAGATATTTACGCTGGAAGGAACGATGAGCGCATCCATTGGCGACTGGATTATCAAAGGCGTTAGTGGCGAATGTTATCCATGTAAGCCAGACATATTCGAAAAGACTTACGAGCCAGCCTAATGAAAGTAATCAGCCAGCCACTCCGAGACAGCGCATGACGACGAAGGCTGAACTGGCGCACATGGACAAGGTTGCCCGTCTCGGCTGCTGCGTATGCCGAAACCTTGGAGATGGCCCTACGCCAGCAGAGCTGCACCACCTGCGAGAAGGCCAAGGCGGCGCAATGCGGGCTAGTAATTACGAAGTCATCCCGCTTTGCCCATGGCATCACAGGGTGGGCGGGCATGGCAACGCATTGCACGCAGGGCAGAAAACATGGGAAGCCAAGTACGGCACAGAGCGCGAATTGCTTGAGCAGACTTGGCGCGAGGTTGGATATAAAAATGACAAATGAAAAGCAAGTCTGCTGCGGCCCAACCGTTCGGCTTTCTGGCAATGAGTATCGGTGCGGCACGAAAGGCTGCGAAAAGGATGTGACTGATGCGCATCGATCTGAGGGATTGGCCGGGCTCGTTATCCACTGGCGCGGGCTGAACAAGTACGTCATTGACGAATCTGGCCGGCGATGGACTAGTGAAGATATTTTGAAGGCGGCGCGGGTATGATCCGCAACGCATAACACCTGAGTTAAGCCGCGCCGAAGGCGTCGGCTTGAATGAATTGTTAGCCAACCGGCTGACGATAACAGAGGAAGAAAGAAAATGACTACTACAGTGCGAGTAATGATCGAAGGCAACAAAAATGTAACTGTCAAGGTTACAGATTCGGACGGGGCAGTGACGCAAGAAAAGGAAGTTGCCCCGAACAGCTTTGCTTCTTTTCTTATCCATGGTGAGCAATCCGTTTCAGTGCAGGAAACTGGCGAATTTGTAAGCTGACCGCGATACAGCCACCGCTGGCATAGGGTGGCTAACGCCGGAGATAACCGGCGCTGAAGGCGTCCGGTTGATTGAGTTGTTAGGTTCGTGGGAGATACTGATGGACGTTATTTTGAAGGATGAAATACGGGTGGCGCGGAAGCACTACACCTGTGATGCCTATAGACACTGGAACAATTGCGGCATGGGACAGAACGACTGTGTGGCTGACGATCAGCGCTTGATTGTGCAGGCAGCGGAAGCCGACAAAGGAAAAATATTGCCGGGGCAAGAGTACCGATATGCACGCGGTGTTTTTGAGGGTCGTATGGTTACATGGCGCGCCCGCGTGGGGATGGAAGATGTATGCAAAGAACTAGGGCTGTATTTTGAACGAACCTAACGCCTGACATGAGGGGCCGCAAAAGCGCAGCTTGCAGCGGTCCCGCTCGATGGATTGGTTGGGCGGCATTTCGGAGGAAGCGATGGCAGAACAAACGGTTTGGAAGGTGCATTACAGCGACGGGAGCACATGCCACTTTGGCAATTACGCGCTCGCCGTGGCTTCGGCAAGAGGCGGGAAGGTTGAAGAGGTGCGGATAAAGCACGCCGTGCTTTCTGTGGTTGGCGAACAAAAAGCCGACCGTGAGGCCGATCTTGAATCAGCCGGGCATAGGCTGGCGCTTGAGCTTGAATGCCTGTTGATGGACACGAAAGACATGCCGACGGTAAGCAGATGGTGGGAAACCGCACATGAAGCGCTCGCCGCATGGCAGGCACTACATGAATACAACGGGCCGCGACTGGAACACTCATGACGCCCAACGCCTGAATTCAGGCCGCGCGAAGCGTCGGGCCTGGAATGAGTTGTTAGAACCCAAAGGGGAAATGAAATGATAGAGAAGAAAGTTGAGATAGGCGGGACTCTCTTCTTTGAGGCCGTTGTTTATGAGCACGGCGCCAGGACGGCCTGCTTTGAATTTATCGAACATGCCACGGATTATTGGCAAAGCGACAGCGAAACCAGCATTGATGTTTCCCGGGAAACGGCTGAGGAACTTGTTGCAGCCTTGCGCGAACATTTTGGGTTCTAACACTAACTAGACGCCATTTGTCTCCGTATCTCTTCAAAAACTTGGATTAGACACCATGCCGCTAGCAAACGACATACAGAGATGTACCGGCATCGGTAGCGATGCCGAAGGCTGGGGCGAGCACTGCGAAACATGCCTGCGCCGCACTAGTCCTGGCGGAGAGAATACGCCCTACATGGAGCCGCCGATGATCATCGTTTTTGAGTGCCCATGGCTAATTGAGCCGGAGTTGAAATGATTGCAACTTGGACAATGAGCGGCGGCCTACAGATGAGAGGCCGGCACAACGGGCAGCCCCGCGTCTGGACTGTTACGGCATGGGCATCTATCGCCAGCGGGGAGAAAATATCCGTGTACATCAAGCCAAAGGGCAAGGTGCGACTTTCTGATCTGATCGACTTGGCCAATGACGCGCTGACGGAAATTGAGGTCGAAAAGAATCAGCCGACAACTGATGCGGGATTTACGGCGGTGGCACGATGAGCGAGCACCAGCACCAAGTCGCCGTCATCGAATGGTTCTGCCTGCAATATCCGAAGCTGAATGGCCTTCTCTTTGCCATCCCGAACGGAGGCCTACGCAACAAGGCGGTGGCCGGCAAGCTCAAGGCTGAAGGCGTCAGGCCGGGCGTTTCCGATCTGTTCATGATGGTCGCCACAAAGGGGATGCACGGCATGTGGATCGAGATGAAGGATGTTGGCGGGAAGAAGCCGACACCGGAGCAGATTGCATTCCAGAAAGATGCCGCTGCTCAAGGCTATCTTGCCGTGACCTGCTACGGATTCGACATGGCACGCGACGCAATTGAGGAGTATCTGAAATGACAATTCGAGCAATCTACTGGCTCATTGCGGCTGGTGTGCTTTCATTCTGGGCCGGCGTGGCTTGCTGGTTCTTTTTCTGAGGATTGACTATGAATACCGCTGTTTTTCTCGTTTACATTGCTACACTATCAACTTCCGGCGGGACCGTTGAGCGATATCACACTATGCCGAACATGGATGTCTGCCAGAAAGCCGTTGCTGCGGCGCAGGTCAAGATTCCAAATAGCGGCGATGCAGAAACCACAGTTGCTTTGTTCTGCTCGGCTTCGCGCGGAACCAACCCAAACAAATAGTCATAGATGAATTCTTGTTGAAAAGAATTCGCCATCGCCGAGCGAATGACTGCGATCACGCATTCAGGTAGGCGCTGCCGTGCGACGAGCCGGCAGAAGTTCTTTGCGCTAGTAGCTCAGCGGATAGAGCAGCCATCTTCTAAGTGGCTGGCCGGTGGTTCGAATCCATCCTAGCGCACCACTTTCCCCAAACGGAGCCGGCCGTTACCGGCATGGAGATATGATGGATTCCGCAGAGATTAAAGGCCGCTGGGCCATGCTGACCGATACAGAAAAGAAGCTGACTGTCGCCCGGCTTGATGATGATGAAAAGCGTGAGCTCGCCCGTCATCTTGGGAAAAGTGATTCGTCTGATTTTCTCACAAGCGCAGCAATTGGTGCAGTTACTGGCAGTGCATTGCTTGGCGGCCTTCTTGGCGGAAGCCTGACGGGCGGCCTGCTTGGCGATGCGCTCGACGGTGATATTTTTGACTAACCCCACAGGCCAAGGACGGCCATAAGGAGGATGTATGCGTATCTTATATTTGACGCTCAAGAAGCAGTGGTTTGACATGATTGCCAGCGGCGTGAAGCTGGAGGAATACCGGGAAATGAAGCCATATTGGCACAAGCGGCTTCTCCAGAATAAATACGATGCCATCCACTTTCGGAATGGATACTCCAAGGGATGCCCAAGCATGACAATCGAGCTTAAGGAATTGTTGACAGGGCTCGGAATTGTCGAGTGGGGCGCGCCGGCCGTCCCCGTCTACATTCTCAGGCTCGGAAAGATATTGACACCATCCCCCGATGGCAGATAATTGATGGGCCGGTAACGGTGCGGAGTGGTATCCGCTGAAAGACGAAAGCATAAACAAGGCTGTATTCCCTATCGAGGCACGACTTTCGCGCCTATACCACCGATAGAAGGAATGCGGCCTTTTTTATTGGGTGAAGATAATGGAATACGAGCAATTCATAGAATCAAAAAAACGCAGGGAGTCGCCAACAGGCCACAATCCCGGACAGCTAAACGAGCATCTTTTTGACTTTCAGCACGCAATCGTTTCATGGGCTGTTCGCCGTGGCCGCGCCGCAATCTTTGCTGATACAGGGCTTGGCAAGACGCTAATGCAGCTTTCATGGGCCGATGAGGTCCAGTCGCATACTGGCGGCATTGTGCTGGTGCTTGCTCCGCTAGCGGTATCCGAGCAGACGATTGAACAGGGGGCCACTTTCGGCATATCGGTTACGCGATACGCAGGCCAGACAGAGCCCGGCATCTACATCACAAACTATGAGCGTATGGATGAGGTCGACTGGTCTTTGCTGTCCGGCATAGTTCTTGATGAGTCCAGTATTCTCAAGAGTCAAGATGGGAAGACGCGGACGAAGATAATCGAATCCAGCCAGATGGTTCCGTATCGTCTTTCCTGTACAGCCACGCCATCGCCGAATGACTTCATGGAGCTTGGCAATCAGTGCGAGTTTCTTGGCGTGATGAGCGTCACGGAAATGCTGGCCACTTACTTTGTCAACGATACTGGCGACACCGGAACATGGCGACTCAAGGGATGGGGCGCCAGCAAGTTTTGGGAGTGGATGGGCACATGGGCCGTGGTGCTGCGCAATCCGTCCGATATTGGGTTTAATGGCGATGCCTACATTCTGCCTGCCCCCGAATATATCGAGCACGTTGTTACCGCGCCTTGCGATGGTGATTTGTTCGCAAGGCCTGCCATGACAATGACTGAGCGACGCAAGGCCCAGCGCGATTCCGTGATTGCGCGCTGCACTGCATTGGCCGAAGTTGTAAACGCAGATGCCGGCGAGCCGTGGCTAATCTGGTGTCACTTAAATGATGAGGCGGCACTGCTGGCCGAGCTTATTCCCGGTGCGGTCAATGTTCAGGGCAGCGATAAGCCAGAGCAAAAGACGGCGGCGATGCTTGGCTTCAGTCATGGAAATATCCGCGTCCTGATTAGCAAGCCAAAAATATGCGGGTTTGGCATGAATTGGCAGCACTGCGCTCGCATGGCATTTGTCGGACTGGATGACTCTTTTGAGAAGTTTTATCAGTCGGTTCGCCGCTGCTACCGCTTCGGCCAGAAGCGCAGTGTCCATGTCCATGTCTTTGTTGCAGAGGGCGAAGGGCAGGTGCTGGATAACTTGAAGCGCAAAGAGCGCCAGCATCATGAAATGAGCGCAAACATGGTTGAACACATGCGCGACATAATGAATAACGAACTCAAGGGGCAGACGATTGTGAAAGAAGAATATCGCGAAGACGTACACGTAGGCGAAGGATTCACCGTCCACCTTTCCGACTGCGTGAAGCTGGCAGCAAAGATGGATAGCAACAGCGTAGACTTTTCCATTTTCTCGCCGCCTTTTGCTGACCTGTTTGTGTACAGCAACAGCGATCACGACATGGGTAATTGCAAGGACGATGCTGAATTCATCGGACAATTCCGCTTCCTGATTTCCGAGCTTTTCCGCGTTTTGAAGCCGGGGCGCAATGTCTCTTTCCACTGCATGAATCTTCCGACGACAAAGATGCGCCAAGGCTACATCGGCCTGCGCGACTTCCGTGGTGATCTTATCCGTTCATTCCAAGATGCCGGCTTTATCTATCACAGCGAGGTCGCAATCTGGAAAGACCCCGTAGTCGCTATGCAGCGCACAAAGGCGCTTGGCCTGCTGCACAAGACCATTCGCGAAAACAGTACCATGAGCCGCATGGGCCTGCCTGACTACGTTGTCACTATGCGCAAGCCAGGCGACTGCGAAAGCCGCGTCACTCACTATGGCGACATGAGCGAGGCAGACGTAAACGAGCATCCGACAAAAGAGCTCCCTGTCATGCTGTGGCAGAAATATGCCAGCCCGATATGGGATGACATTGATCAAGGCCGCACTCTCAACAGAATGCCGGCGCGCGATGAGAATGACGAAAAGCACATGTGCCCACTGCAGCTTGACGTTATCGAGCGCTGCATTCACCTGTGGAGCAATCCGGGGGAACTGGTTTTCTCCCCATTCACCGGCATCGGCAGTGAGGGGTATTGCGCCGTCAAGATGGGCCGCCGGTTTATAGGCTCAGAGCTCAAGCCGCAGTATTGGGAGCTTGCAGTTGCCAACATCAAAGATGCCGCCACGATCAACCAGCATGATCTGTTCGGGAGTTAAGCCATGACCCCCGCCCAGATAGCCAGCTGGATAGCCCGGCAATGCCTCCGCGAGGCGCTGGACGAACTGCGCCCCTGCCTTGAGTACAAAGAGCAACACGACCCCCGCTGTGGTCATGCTGAACAGGCTTATGCGGCCTGCTGGAGCGCGCGATGAATGACTTCACCCCCACCCTATCCGACCTATCCCTTGAGCGGCGTATTGCGCGGGAGGCGGCATGGCTCGCATAAGAAGCATAAAGCCAGAGTTCTGGACATCTGAGCAAATCGCCGACTGTTCGCCGATCGCACGCCTATTGTTCATAGGCATATGGTCGTTCAGTGATGATGCGGGAGTCCATCCAGCTAACATCAAGCGCCTCAAGATGGAAATCTTCCCGGGTGACGACATATCAGTCGATCAGGTGGGCGCGCTTGTCGCTGAGCTTATGGCGGCAGGGCTTCTGGTCGCCTATGAAGGCTCTGGAAGCCAGTATTGGCGCGTCACTGGCTGGCATCACCAGAAGATAGACCAGCCCACATACAAGCACCCAGACGAGACCGGGAACATCCCTAATTCACCACCGAAGCGCCGTTCGTTCGGCGAACAAGCACCGAGCGCTCAAGTAGTGTTCACCCCCGGAGAGGAGGGGAAGGGAGAGGAAGGGAGAGGAGAGGATGATAAAAACCTTGAGGGAACTTCCGTTCCCAATTGTCCGCACATGAAAATCGTCACCCTGTACAACACGATCATTGCAGCTGGTGGTCTGGCGACAGAGGCCAATCTTTCCTTGTGGGCCAACAGCGACAGAGCGACAGCCCTACAAGCCCGCTGGAAGGAAGACCCGAAGCGCCAGAACTTGGAATGGTGGCAAGGTCTTTTCGAGTACATAGCGAAGTCCGACTTCCTGATGGGCAAGACCGACAAGCCATTCAAGCTGGACGCCGGCTGGATTCTTAAGCGGTCGAACTTCATAAAAATCCTTGAGGGGAAATACCATGCTTGATCCGAATATCTGGAGCCCCGAGGCGGAGCAATCGGTTCTGGGCGCCCTGATGCTGGACGGCAATGCTTGGGACAAGATTTCTGGCCTGATCACTGAGACCTCGTTCTTTAGCCGGCGTCACGGCTACATATTTTCCGCCATCAAGCACCTCGCCGAGCTTCGCCAACCGACAGACGGCCTAACGGTGTCCGAGCGCCTGAAGACGATCGGCCTGCTGGAAGAAATCGGTGGAATGGCCTACATCGGCGAGATGGTGAAGAACTGCGCCGGCATATCGAATGTGGCCGCATACGCTACCGTCATCCGCGATCGTGCCAATCTGCGCCGCCTGATTGCCTCTGTGATGAGTTGCAATGAAATCCTTGGCGACACTAGCCTATCGCTGCCAGAACGTGCGGAGAGGGCCTCAGCGGCGATTCTGGAGGCAGCGGACGGGGCTAGCGAAGAAGCAGACCTGTTTACGCTCAAGAATGGCATAGGCGAGCTATACCAGAAGCTGGAGGCCGACCATAAGCGCGGCACTGGCCTTGCTGGACTGGCTACCGGGTTTGCTGACCTCGATGCGCGCATGTCTGGCATGAAGCCGGGCGAACTGATCATCGTTGCTGCCCGACCGGGAAAGGGCAAAACCAATCTGGCCTTGAACATATCGGGCCATGTCTCGCGGAATGGCGGCAAGGTGGTTTTCTTCTCCATGGAAATGAGCAAGATGGAACTGGCGTCCCGCATGGCATCCTGCGAAAACAACATGCACGCCGGGGCGGTGAGCAAGATGGATTGGGAGGCATTCTCCCCGCAGCTTTCGGCATTCATCAGCCAGTGCGACAAGTACCCAATGCTGATTGACGACCGGGCCGGCCAGACCATGGAGCGGATCAGGGTGGCCAGCAAGAAGGCAAAGCGCATGCTGGGCGGACTTGATCTTATCGTGATTGACTACCTGCAGCTGATTCGCGGGCAGGGCTCAAACCGCTATGAGCAGGTGACGAATATCAGCCGCGATATGAAGATTCTGGCCAAGGATTTTGGCGTTCCTGTCCTCTGTCTGGCGCAGCTGAATCGTGGCAATACCAACCGGCCAGACTCCCGCCCGCGCGCCTCTGATCTGCGCGACTCCGGGGCAATCGAACAGGATGCCGATGTAGTTGCACTGATCCACAGCGACGACAAGGAGGACGGCACTACATCCGAGTTCTCGGAGCTGATATTCGACAAGATACGCGGCGGCCAGCGCGGCATAGACCCATTGTTAAACGACTTCGCCCATTGCCGCTTCCGAACCACCACAATGTCTGCCCTCATCGAATCCCGAGGCAAGCCGGAAGAAAACACCAAGAAGGGGAGTGGCTATGATCGCGCGTAAACGCAAGGAAACCCACGACCGGCTCATGGCCGAATCAGTCCCGTATCGCCGAGCCATGGCAGCCGCTCGCTATATGGACAAGACGCAGAGCCCACAGAAGACTTGCGCGACATGGGCAAAACACATGCAGGAGCAGCTGAAATGACCGACAGCCTATCCCTTCACGACCACTCAAAATGCCCTCGCTGCGAAGCATGGCGCCCGAGTCATGTATTCGAGAAGACGACCAATGGCGTTACGCGAGAGCTGAAGACATGCGACCTTTGCCGAAGCAAGAAGAATACCGAGTCGGCAAGGGCTCGCGCACGAAAAACCAAGGCCGACCAGCCTGTGATTGTTGAACATGCGCGGCCTGATGCCGGTGTGATCGCGCTTAATCGCCTATGGCCGGCGCCCAAGACAAACAACGGAGAACAAGCATCATGAGTCTGAAAATTATTCACCGTGGCCACGAACTGAACCAGCAGCAACTTGATGCATTGGTTCCAGTATTAAATCGTCGAATCTCCGGCGAGATAAAGAATAAAAATTTTGAGGCCGAGTGTGACAAGGCCCTTATCGAGGCTGCGTGTCCGGCTCCTATACTCTCCAGCAAGGAGTTGCAGGGATGAGCCTCACCAAAAAGCAGCGTCAGATAGTCTGGGAAAAGAGTAACGGCAAGTGCTGGTACTGTGGCTGCGACCTTCCAGAGAAGGGCTGGCATGCCGACCATGTTGAGGCGGTTATCCGAGGCAGCAAGGTTGTCGAAAACAAGCCGGGCAGCATGTATACACACAGGATTGTCAGCACCAATGAAAAGGGCCGACCGCAAAACCACACCATAGAAAACATGGTCCCGGCCTGTGCCCCGTGCAATCTCTTTAAATCGACGTTTAGCATTGAGTTTTTCAGGAAAGAGATTGCTGCACAGGTTGAGCGGGCGCGCAGGTCGTCCGTGAACTTCCGCACTGCTGAACGTTTTGGCCTGATAGAAACAAAGGAACTGCCGATTGTGTTCTGGTTTGAGCGCCGGACCACATCAGCGCAGGATGGTTACTGGGAGTCCGACACAAAATGAAAATGACAAAGCAGCAAGCAATCAGCCTGAAGCTGGCGCAGTGGCTGGGGAGGCATAAGCCGTTTCTATTTGACGGAAAGGTGGTTTACGGACCAGATGAAATGAATCTGTTCAGCGCCCCAGAGTTCAATCCCTTCGCCAATTCCACCGAGGGCCGCGCTCAGTTTGCGGAGTGCGTGATTAAGGCCGGATTGAATGGCGCATTTTGCATAAGCAGATTTATGGCTGAATGCCATATTGATGATGTTATTTCTGTCAATGAGCACGACAGCACAGATGGCGGCGTGGTCGCCACCGCCCTCGAAGCCATCTACTACGCAATCGGCGGCGCTCCTGATGCTTGGGAATTACCGACAAACAGCATCGACAGCGGGAGGGAATGAGCTAGAATGATTGCTCTGAATCAGAATCACCCCGCTCCTACCAGCAAGCGATTGGCTGGCCACTGACGGGTAAATCAGTGGACTCACTAGCGGCTAGCCATGAGCCGTACAGTCGCAACATGGCAGCCTGACTGGCTTAACCAGTCTCCACAAGTCTTGGCCCTGTAGCCAAAAAGCGCATGGCAGCGGCATCTGGTACGCAAGGCAATTGCACCGCTGCTAGCAGGGCCAAGAGCTTGTGGGATGCGCAGTGGCGAGGCGCAGCAAGATCGGAACGGCATTGCGCCGTGATAGGTGGTATGCGCGGCATCGCCGTACAAGCGCTGGATTAGTGCCACCCAGCAGGCCGGGACACACGCCTCCGGCCCCACGCCGGTTCCTCTTCCCGGGCAGTACGAAGAGGGCTTACAAGGATTTGCTTTTGATTGGAATGCCCAAGTGGAAAGTGTTCGGGATGAATCCTAGGCAGTCGCCCGCACAGGAGCGCACCACTCCTTCTATCGCCGTAGGGGGCTTTCGGTTCGAGTCCGAGACAAGAGCAAATCACTTGTAAGCGGCACGGGCTAGCCCCAAGGGGCCGCAAACAGCTTCCGCACTGGCGAAGTAAAAGGCCAGTACACTCAAGGATTGGCTTTGGTGGAGGCACTAGACGCCTTCGGGACCAAAGCCTGCGAAACCAGAGTCAATCACTTGAGTGGTGAATGCGAAGGCTGATTCGCGTCAGTTAGCGGTGCTGGTCGGTGTCGCGGCCTTAGGCTATCAATAACCAGCAAGCCGGAGATCGGCGCCGGCCACCACTCTCCCAATCCTCTCCCCCGAGGTTGGCCAACGCCGGCTTTTTTATTCAGGAGCAGATATGAGCAATTCTTTCATCCTAGTTTGCCATGAGACGAGGCAGAGGCTATGGATAGGCCAAGGGGCGGACATGATGACCGTTTTTTATTCGGGAGAGCCGTATACAATGGCATTGCTGGGGGCATTTCTTTCGGAGACGCAAGGCAAGGCCCTGTGTCTGCTTAATTGCTCAGGCATTGGCGACGAGGTTCTGGATTATGAGGAATACAAGGCGCCCAATGCCTTGCTCGTCGTAAAATAGCTTTTGACTATAATCCATGATAAAACATACTCACCTTAGCTATTGGTAAGGATGAGCAATGGGCAGGCCCAATCAAGAAGAATCCGAAACAGACACCACCTTAACCGTCAAGCAGGAGGCGTTTTGTCACGCCTACATTGAGAATGGCGGAAATGCTTCGGCTGCATATCGAGAGGCCTATGACGCCGATTCCATGAAGATGGAGACGGTTCATGTAGCGGCCTGCAACCTTCTCAGTAACCCTAAGGTTGCCACAAGGGTGAAGCAGCTTCGTGATGAGGCGGCCTATAAGCACAAAATCTCCTTGGCCGACATCCTAAATGAGCTAGAAGAGGCCCGAGTGGCCGCCTCAACTTGCGAGACTCCGCAGGCAGCAGCCATGGTTTCAGCCACACTCGGTAAGGCCAAGATTCTTGGATATGATCGAGCCATACCGCTTAGGCATGAGGTTACCGGCAAGAATGGCGGCCCCATCCAATACTCAGACGTAACCGATGACGAGCTTGAGCGCCGAATCGCAGCCTTACAGCAGGGCTGAGCGCCTAGAGCTTCTGCGCCTTCTTGAGGAAAGAGAGAGGCGCCGGGAGAAGTTGCGCCTTCAGGCCCAGTACAAAATCCTGTATGGCTGGCAGCGCCGATTCATAGCCTCGACCGCCGAATACTCTTCGTCCATGCTCATAGCGGCGAATCGTGTCGGCAAGACGATGACCGGCCTCACGATTGACGCCTATCACTTGCTGGGCGATTACCCGGCCGATTGGGAGGGTCATAAGTTCGAAGCGCCCCCGCTCTGCTGGCTTCTTGGCTTCTCGATGGAGAAGACGCGCGACCTGCTGCAAAACCCCCTGTTCGGTCGCCTTGAGGGCGGCAAATGGACGGGCGGACTGATTCCTGCTGACCGCATCATCGACCACAAGTCTGCATCGGGTACGTCTGGAGCGGTCCGAGAGGTCCGCGTAAAGCATGCCAGAGGCGTGTCCACGGTCCAGTTCTGGTCATACAGTCAGGGCCAGCACGCCATCATGGGCGACTCCGTTGACTGGTATCACATTGACGAAGAGCCCAAAGACAAGCACATCTACCCGCAGGTTCTGACCCGTACGGCAACTGGCGACAAAGGGAAAGGCGGCAGAGGCATTCTCACTTTCACGCCTGAGAACGGGCGGACCGAGCTAGTTGTTCAGTTCACCGATGCGCCGGGCCCAAGCCAGTACATGCAGCGCGCGACATGGGATGACGCAGCCCACCTGACGCAGAAGGTCAAGGAAGAGTTGTTGGCTGCCTATCCTGCATGGCAGCGAGACATGCGCTCAAAGGGGCTGCCGCTGCTTGGCTCCGGGCTCATATTCGACTTTGCAGACGACGAGATTAAGTGCCAGCCGTTCGAGTGCCCGCCGCACTGGTTTGTCATCAATGGCATGGACTTCGGCTGGGATCACCCGCAGGCACATGTCCAGCTATGGGAAGACAGAGACACAGATACGGTTTACATCGCCCACGCATGGAAGAAAAGCAAGGTCTCGCCGGTCGTTGCTTGGGACTCGGTTAAGGCATGGGCAAAGAACGTCCCGACCGCATGGCCGCATGATGGATTGCAGACCGAGAAGAGCAGCGCCGAGCAGCAGAAGGATGCTTACGGCAAGTCAGGATGGCTGATGCTGCCTGAGCACGCGACATGGCAGGCTGGTGGCAATGGTGTAGAGGCTGGCCTTGTCGAGCTGTACAACCGGGCCGGGATGGGCAAGCTCAAGGTATTCAGTCACCTATCCGAATGGTTCGAAGAGAAGCTAAACTATCACCGAGACGAAAACGGGCACATTGTCAAGGTCGGGGATGACCTTCTGTCAGCAACTCGGTATGCTTACATGATGCGGCGCTTCGGAAAACAAGCCGCCCTCACCAAATCAGGCGCCACCCCGGTCATCATGCCGGCGCGCATCCAGCCAAAGAGAATGCGATGAGCGACAAACTAAAGCAGATTCTTGACCGGCAAGACCGGGCGTGGTGCGCGACCCAGAACATACGCGAGCGAGCATCCGATGACCTGATGTTCTCTCGGGTCACGCAATGGGATGACTCCATGGACTGGTGCGCCTTGGAGTATCGAGGCGAGTTCAATCTGATCTGGAAAGAACGTCAGCGCCTGCTGTCCGAAATGCGGGCTAACGATATGTCCGCGACCTTCTCTCCCAATGACGACGCCGACCCTGATGCCGGCGCCCTGCTCGGGGGCATGTATCGGGCTGACATGCGTAATAACCGCAGCCGCGAAGCTATAGACGTAGCTGTCGGAGACATGATTGATGCTGGCTATGGTGCTTGGCGCTTGGTCACTGAGTACGTAGCCGGAGAGAATGACCTAGATAATCGTCAGGTAATCCGCCGTGTCCCCATCCATGAGGCAAACAATACCGTCTTCTTCGATCCCGACGCCAAGGACTACGACAAGGCCGATGCCCGCTGGGTGACGATCATTCAATCCATGTCCAAGGAGGCACTTGACGAGCTTTGCGAGGAATACGGCATTGAGGAAGCGGAGGCAAAGCTTGCCAGCTTCTCACATCCGGCTACGTCCCATGTGTTCCCGTGGGGCAATTCCGAAAAGACATACTCCATTGGCGAATACTACGAGCGCACCAAGAAGACGGAGCGCATCGTCATCATGGAGCATCCTGCCTTTGGCGTGAAAGCCTTCAAGCTGAAGGAAATCAAGAAGATCAAAGAGGAGATGGCTGCCATCGGCTGGGTGGAAGTCGGCAAGAAGACGCGCGATGTCTACGAGGTGAACAAATACCTCGTGTCTGGCTCCAACATTCTGCATGGCCCGGAGCGCATTGCTGGCCAGTATCTTCCGGTCATCCCGTGCTACGGCAACTGGTATTTCGTGGAGGCCGTGGAGTGTTGGTCTGGCATCACGCGCTTGGCCAAAGACCCGCAGCGCCTGTACAACATGCAGATGAGCTATCTGGCAGACATCGCAGCCAAGGGTCCGCGAAACAAGCCAATCCTGTTTGCCGAGCAAGTTCAGGGCTATCAACACATATGGGACAATTCCAGCGACTACCGATACCTTCTGGTCAACCGGAAGTCTCAGAATGGTGAAGGCTTGCCGGCCGGCCCCATTGCATACGAGCAGCCCGAGCAAATACCACAAGCCACCATCACTATGCTTGAGGCTACGCGCCGTGGCG